TCTGTGACATGTAGCGCGGCGCGAACCCTGCGCTCCGCCTGTGTGCGTGAGCTTGCTTGCCGCACGCGCCGCCGCCCGCCTCTAGTCGCGCCCGCCACGGGGGGAACGAAACGAGCCTTAGGTAATGATACCCACTCAAATTTTTGTCCCACAACTCCACGGGTTTGACCCAATGTCTAACACATAGTCAACATGGAGCCAACACTAGGAGGACCAGGCGATGACCGAAGCCATGACCATGGGCGGATTCGCTGCACTCTTTGGGTTCGCCATAGGGAAGGACGGAGCCGGCGGTTCGCCGGACAGAGGGATGATGTACGGATTGGTGGGGTTTACGGTGATGACGATTCTGGCTGGAATACTTAGGTAGGACTCAGAGCTTCCATGAGTCGCTTTGTGTGTTTTCATAAAAAAGGGAGGGGCCATGTATAGGCCCACTCCTAGAAAGACTCACAGAAGCGCACAGAAAGTCACAGGAGGAAAGGAGGTAGTTGACGTCGGACGTCTTCCTAGAATCGGCTGAGGAAGCCTAAAGGAGAGCTGTGAGCTATAATCTCAGGAAGACGTTGATGCTAGGTTAGTTGATCTCCCGGACTCGGACGTTCTTGGTCCCACCCAGTCGGTTCTCGATGTAGACCATACCGTCCGTATGAGGACTGATAGCCAGCTGACCATCCGTCCCGTCCGTCCCGACCTTGGAGCCAGTAGAGGCGACGGCGTTGGCGGTACTGTTCAGGGCCGTGCCTACGGCACCATCGCTGTGAGTTCCGGCCATGACGATAGCTGCTTCGGCACCGTCGTCGGTCCATACCAGAAGGACGGTATCGAAGTAGGTCGGCTCAAAAGAAACTGCGTCGTCGTCTGTAATGGAAAGGTTCATGGTCTGGCCGACGCCGGCAGACCGAAAATAGGCTTCACTGTAAGGCATGTTTTCTCCGTAGTAAGATGGACGGGGGTCGATTCTAGGAAGACCTCGTAGTCCTCCTAATGATTACTTTGAGTCTCCAATAGTCTCTATAGGTAACCTATAGGTAGACCTAGAGATGGGACCTTCCATCCCCCCTATAGTGAGGCGGAAGCCCTGAGGCGGAAGGGTCCCATTAAGATTTCTCCTTGTTTTTCAAGGAGAACTGAGCATGTTGGAACTGGTCTTGATCGTTCGCCCGATGACTTGCTCTTCGAGCTTGGCAATCTCCTGTTCCCACAGCTGTTCCATGTGCTCTTCTTCGGCAGCCTCGGCGTCGCGGTCCAACTGGTTGGCCCAGTATTGGACTGCCATGCTCAGAGCATCCAGGCGGTCATCGTGAACCAGGGCTCCCTTGTCTCGGGTCAGCCGGGTTAGCTGGACGAACAGCTGATAGGAGGGCGTCTCCGTCTCGAAGTCTTCCAAGATGATCGACCGGTCCATGATGAGCCGATGTTGGTTAAGAACGGGCTCCATGGTGTCGATGATTCGGGCCTCCTTCTGGGCCGAATGCTTGGTTTCTTCGATGGAGACCTCATGCCACTTCTTTAGCCACGGCTTGAATAGCTGGGTGAACATGCCGTCGCCAAAGTTGTCCTCGATCAGCACATAGTTAACATCGTGCTTCCAGGCGATCTTTCCGAGCTGGTTCAGGGTCTCTTCGTCGTACCCGCCGGTCAGGCCCTTGGCCTCGACGATGAATAGCATCCCATGGAGCATCTTCACCACGGCCACGCCGGTTTCGTCCTTACCTCGCCCGGAGGGGTCGATGGCTAGCACGGACCCGGTGTACTCCGCCCATTGGCCGGAGAGGTGCATGGGTCGATACCAGCGGTCGCCGGCAAATCCGACGTTCGGGAGACTGCTATCCACTAGGTCGGGGGAGGCCGACCAGGCGATATGAACCGGGGCCTTCTTCGGGTCGATGTCCATGACCACAAAGTCACCGGTTTTCAGTGGATACCGTTCGGCATCACTTAGCGAAGTATCCAACATGAACTGGAGGGCAAAGCCGGAGCGTCCGTAAGAGGCTTCACGCTCCTGTAGGTCGATCTCGGAGAACCGCTCGGGGTCGGTCGGTTTGCCTTCCAGGAAGGGCTCTTGTTCGACTTCGCTTTGGATTTTCGGGGCCAGGGCACCACCGTAGGTCTCGGCCTGGCTGGAGGTCGGATACCGGGCCGGCCATACCCGCATTTGATACCCACGCTCGGGCAGTAGGTTATACAGACTGGCTTCGGATTGGGGAGTACCGAGGTAGGTGATCTCGCCGCCGGGCAGAAGGATGGAGTCGAACTCCTTGACCGCCTCGGCCAACCGTTCCCGCATGAGCTGGGTCAGGCTGTTGTTCGGGGTTTCTACGTCGTCTGCGATGATGTGCGTCGCACGGGAGCCGGTCATCTGGCCGGTCACGCCGACCGATTTGACGGACGGGGAGTGGGACGCCGTAGCCGGAGCTACGTCGAACATGATGTTGGAGTCCCGGTCGTTCTTCCCCGGCTTAAGGTGTTGAAGCTGAGGAATTTCCGTAATCAGCCGCTTGGTGAACGTGGAGAAGCTATCGGCCCGGTCCTTGGATGCCGAGACCACCAAAATGCGGGACTCGGGGTCCCGGTATAGCAGCCACACCACATAGGCCGATGTAATCCACGATTTCCCGACACCTCGGTAGCCCTCGATGACCTTCCGTCGGGGGCCGGACTGCAAGAAGTCTGCGATGTCGTACTGGACCGGCGTGGGCGGCGGGAGGTTGAGGTACTGCCACACGACGTACAGGAAGTTCCTGAAGTCGGCTTTAAGCTGATCTTCTATGGTTACAGCCCCTTCTCAGGTTTGCAATTTTTCCACACATGGGATTTTTAGGGCCGGACCTATGGGAGGCATTAGGTCCGGCTTATTGATGGCCCACAGCGACACACAATGGCTCAGTGAGGTTGGTCGCCGGGGGCCGCTGTATCCGAGGCTTCAGGGAAGGGCAGCTCCGAGATTGACTTGCCTAGGTTGTCGGTCTCGGAACCGCTGCCGGGCTTAGTCTCGATCCCGTTGTCGTTCAAGAACTGGCGAGCCACGTTCAGGATCGACGCGGACGGACCACCGTCCCCGGAATTGTCGATGGTTTCCCGCAGCGCCCGCGCCACGGTCTGGTGTAGCTCTGCGAGCTGATCTTCAGTTGCTCGTCCCATTAACCGCCCCAAAAGATACGTTTGAGCCAGCCATCAAAGAAATCCTCGAAATGCTCGATGGCCTTGGAGCCCATGTGGCCGGACACGCCAATCAAGAAGGCCGTTACAAAGACCGGGAGGCCGGCGTATGTGCAAAGATAGAAAGTTAGCAGTCCGATGAACCCGGAAGTCGTAATCTCGCCAATCAGTTCGATCAGAGAGAACTTCTCTCGGGCTCCTTCGCGGACTCGTTTAAGGTAGCTGGCCAGACCGCCCCAGGCCCCCAGGAGGACTACCCATATATAGGATAGCCAGCCTGAGGGCTTCAGGAAGTTAGGCTCAGGGGGAGAAGGCGGAGGTGCGTCCATTACTTGTCAGTTGATTTCTCCAGTTCCTTGATGCGTTCATGTAGGCTGTTGATTTGGACGGCTTGGGTCTCGATGGCCTCTAGGTTGCCCCGAGCCAACTCGCCCAGGTGTGGCTTCTGCTCCTGCATCTCAGCCCGGCTGCGGTGGCTGGGCAGATGGCGATGTTCACGCCAGTAGGCGGCGTACTGGTCCACGTCATAGACCCACGGGGCGCGTTCAGTCAGGAACGCCTCGGCCAGCTCGGGATAGTCCTCGATTTCAGGATAGATGGTGCCATCTAGCACGGCGTCAAACACATAGTCAAGCTGGGTGCCGTCGTCGTAGAGAGCCTTGGCATTCATCGTGTCTGCGCCCTGGGAGCCGCCGGTGGCGTTGGGGGTGTAAATCCCAGCGTCTATACCAATGACAAGCGACGTATTTCCGACATTGACATTAAACGCTAACCCCTGATTGCCTTCTACCTCGGCTCTGTAACCTTCATTAACATCAATAAAGAAGAAACCGTTGTAGGTATTCCCCGATGTAGTTTCAGTTATTTTGTAGCCAGGATCATTTATGCCATACGCAAAAAATCCCTGTGGCGTGGAACCAGGAGAAGCCGTCACCGTACCCGCGCCATTGCTTGATGCGCCGGAGCCGACGACGAGGCCGCCGTCTATGGTTTGTGTGGTGCCCGTAAACGTATTGCTTCGATCCACCTCCGGCACACTGCCGCCATTCGCCACAAGATCATCATCCTCAAGCGGCGCGGACCCAAGGCCGCCCAGGTAGCCCCATTGGGTGTTGCTTATCGTCGTTGAGCCAATCGCCTCAAGCTGGGTCACCTCGGCGTCGGTGAGGTTGGCGAGGTTGTGAGACAAGCTGCCAACCAGGGTGTGATCGGCGCTGGTCAGGTGATAATACTCGCCGGTGGTTCCTCCCTGGAGGGTCTGGGTGACGTTGTGGTCGATGGCCGAGCCCCAGTTCACCCAGTCGGACCCGTTGTAGATCATAGCCACATCGCTGCGGCCATCCAGGTTCGATCCGTTGACGTTCAGGGACCAACCCTCAGACGGCGAGTCGAAGGACCAGACGCTTCCATCCCAGGTGGCGATGTTCTGGTCATAGCCCGACCAGTCGCCGGTCGGGGAGGGACCTACCAGGTAGCGATCCCCGGCGCTAGGGGATGACGGTGGGTCGTTCTGCTCGGCTAAGACATCCGCCTGCCATTTCATGCCGTTGGCGTAGGACTCAGTGGTCTCTTTAGCCTGACGGGCTTTCTCGGCGTGGTGCCAAGCCGAATAGCCGGAGTGGCCCGCCGAGTCAGACACCGAGCTATCCTCCGCCGCCTCGGCCCAATGGTAGGCATCGTCCCGGTAGGTTTGGGCGTCGGACTCATGGCTGGCCGCGTTGCTTTCGGCAGTCTCCGCGTCAGACTGAGCGGCTTCGGCCTTGGACCGATGATGGTAGGCCGAGTAGCCGGAATGGCCGGCAGAGTCTTCCACCGAGACATCTTCGCCCGCCTCGGCCCAATCATAGGACTCATCCCGGTAGGTCTGGGACTTGTCCCGTGCCGACTGCGCGTTGTTCATGTAGTTCTGCGCGTCGGCGGCGTGGTCGGACGCCAGGGACTCAGAGCTGGCCGCGTTGGTCTCAGAGGTTGACGCGGCGCTGGCCGAGTCGGCGGCCTTTTGGCGATAGTGGTAGACCGAATAGCCAATATCCACAGCCAGGGAGCCGTCTGCGGTGGAATCAGGGACCGATTCGGAGACCGGAACCGTGGTCTCGTCAGCGTTCGCGTCGTAGGTCGAATCGGACGCCAGGGTGTACGTCCCATCGTTCCCGGTTGACCCGGAGATGGACACAGTGTCGCCCGACTTCAGGAACGGCGATTGGTCCCGGCCGATCGTAAAGCTGCCGGTGGAGGCATCTACCTCAGTGATTGACCAGGAGAGGTTGATTGCCGTATCTACCGGCTTATGGTTGATCTCGAAGGCCAGGTCCCGGTAATCCCTGGCGGCTCCCGCCGGACCTGTAACCACGTCTTCTAGCTTGGCCGGGGCGTCCACATAATGCGTGGTCCCGGTTCCATCGGTAATCGGGTAGGTCCCGTTGTTGTTGGGACCGCCCGACACCGTACCGCCCAGCCAGTCCAGCATTTCGTCTTCACGGCTATGCCACTGATCGAGAAGATCGCTGATGCGCTGGGCGAGTTCGGTGTTGGAAATGGCCATATCTAGTTAAGTTCCACCTATGGGATGGTTGAGGTTTACTGGGAGGGAGTCCCGGTCGGCTTCTGTTCGTCCATTAAGGCGTCGATCTCGGCCCGGAGTTCGGACTCCCGGTCCAGGCCCGCCTTCAGGCCGACCAGCGTATTGCGGGCGGCGTCGATCTTCTCCTGGGCCTGATCCTTCTGAGAGAGGGCGTTAAGAAGCTCGGTCTTCTGCTGCTCGACGATGGCGTTGAGGTCGGTCGGTTGCTTTTCGTTAGACATTTGGGGAGTCCTTTTGGTTTGGCTTTGGGTTAGGCTTTTAGTTAGCGTTTGGTTTCAATAGCAGTTAAAGATGCCTTTTCTGCTATTCCTTCACAATCGGATACATCACATTCAGAACCGTAATAGTATCCTTGCATTTCCAGTCTATAAGTTATTGTTCCGGCTGGAGGGTTACTGTCATAGATGGGAAAAGAGGCGTTTTCTGATGTTTGTGAAATTCCAGCACTACTTCCATCATAAGAAGAGCCTGCTTGTATAGAAAATAACTCTACCCCGTTTCTAGTTAGCCTGAAGTAAGTTGTGACAGAACAACCTCCATCATAAGAAGCTGCTGTATGTGCTATAGCCGATCCAATCAATCCTAACCAAATAATTGTAGGAAACCCAGTACCATTATAGCTTATTTGGTGAATTGTATTCCAGCTTCTATCGGCTGTACGAGAAACAGAGTTTGTAAAATATGCTCCATCTGAAACAGTCACTGCGTTAGACACAAGGTTATCAGTCTTAACAGTATCCGCCTCTAGCGTCCCGGCGAAGTTCCCATCCACACCATTCAGCGTCCCGGAGAACGTCCCACCGGCAGCCTCAAGGTCACCCTTGAACACGGCATTGCCGGAGTTATCAACATAGAACTGAGCGTTGGAGGCAGTCTTGGAGCCGGACCCAAACCACAAGGGATAGGTCGCACCAGCCTCAAGCTCGACTCGTTGGTTTGCCCCTGAGTCAGTCTGAATCAGGCCACTGGTCAGCGTCCCCATGTCGGCACTAATAGCATCCAAGGATTGAACACTGAGCTTGTCAGCGCCAATCTCGTTGGCCGCAATGGCTTCCGCGTAGATCGAGCCATCCACCACCAACTGACCATCAATAGTCACAAGGCCACTGGAGTCCACGATGAAGGGAACCTTGTAGTCCCCGCTGTCGGGATTGGTAACCGCGAATCGGTCCACGTTGACCGTGAACTCGGAGAAGGACCCACCGCTGGTATCGGTCGCCTCATTGGCCAGCCCGAAGCCAGCCACGTTGCCATTCACGTCGGTCTTGACCGTGTATTGGGCCTCTAGGCCGTCGATACTGCTGGCGTGGGTCTGAATGGCGCTGTAGTTGTCCACCAGAGTACCGTTGACTTCGCTCCAGGAAGCGGACTCGCTGTCGTACTGCTTGAGCTTCTTCGGGTTAGACCCCGTGTCCATCCAGAGGTCCCCATCACTGGGATTGGGTGGAACCTTGGTCTGCCAGTACGCGACATTCCCGGTCCCGCCTACCGTCAGCAGGGAGGTCACGTCGGAGGCCAGCGCCTCATCCTGATTGGCACGGGCGGTTTGCTCATTGGTGATCGCGGTTTGGTTGTCGTCGGTCGAGGTCTCCAGGGAACTCAGCTTTATGGCCAGGGCGGACGAGCTGTCGATGTCCAGCTCTTCGACATTGGTGATATGGCCGGCATTGGTCGAAACGTCCGACTCGATGTTGTTGAACCGCTGGAGCAATACGTCGTCGGAAGAAATCTCCAGGTTCTTGATGGCCGTAATCTCACCGGAAGCGGTGTCGATCTGACCCTGTAGCGACGTGATGTCGTCGGCCAGCGCCTGGTCTCCGGTGAGACGGCTATTCTGCTCGTCCACAATGCGGACGTAGTTCCCTTCGATGTCCTTCCGGTGCTTCAAAAGCTCATAGAACCGGTCGGTCCCCCGGAGGGAAGCCTCCATCCAGTTTTCCGCATTCAAGGGAATGTCGGTAACATTTTCCTGGAGGTCGCCATACAGTTCGCTATTCAGGACCTCGTTGACGATCTGATTCGTCAGGTCGTCGTGGTTGATGTCCACGACATTGCCGTCCTCCGCGAACTTCACCAGGGAGGGATATAGGACGCTGTTGTAGAGGTCGAAGGCTTCTTGGGCCAGGTAAAAGGTCTGCTTGTTGGCCCGGTCCAGGTCGGCCTCGGTAAGCGTGGCGCCAGCCTGGTAGTCCACCAGCCGGCTGTCCCGTTGGGTCTTCCGCTGGATTTCGATGATGGTCCCCGGATCGGGGAAGGGGACCACTCGGATGGTGTGATTATTGACCCACTCATCGAACGCATCCACGCCATTCTGGGTAACGTGGACGTCAGATTTGTCCAGGTAAGGGAACGGGACCGAAAAGGTATCGGTGGTCCCGTCCGCCTCGTACTGGACCTGCGAATACAGCTCCATGGTTTACTTAGGCACCCACTCCGGTTCTTGAGAATACTTAGGCAGTTCTTCCTCCAGGATTTCCAGCCCCCGTCCGACGCCATAGAAGTTCGGCAGGATGGTGGCGTAGTTGCTCAGGTCCTCGCGGCTGAAGTCATAGTCGTCCCGCGCCAGGGCCTTCATGGACCCCATGGAACGATAGGCGGCGTTGGCCATGGAGATGGCCGGCACACTGTCCGCTGAGAACGCCTGAGTGGCCATGCCGGAGGTCCGGTAGGAGAACGTCGGGTCGGTCTCGTAGGCGATCTGCGAGGCCGTGTCGTACATCATGGGAATCATCGAGGCCATGCCCGTCCGCTGGAAGGCCGCTTTGCCTAGCTCTTCCGGCGTCAGCCGTTCCTCCAGGTCACCACCGGAGGCTGCTTGTTGAGCCGTGTAGCCGAGTCCGGCAAAGGTGGTCTGCATCAGGAACTGCATCAGGGTTTCCCGGTCCCGCATGTGGGCACCCCGTAGGGTTTGCTTGGTCCACGCGCCCATCATGAAGCGGCGGAACTGCATCAGGAACTTGCCCATGGTGTCCGACATGAACATAGGCAGGGAGCCGGGGGTTTCTTTCTGGACGATCCGGCGGGACTCGCGGTGGACCGCGTTGATGAACTTGTCGCGGGACTGGGGGTCGTCCCAGTCGTCTAGGTTCAAGGCCCGGATTTTGCCGTTCTTCAAGAAGGCGCTCGGTTCGGACGTCGCGTGTTGACGCATCTGGGTAAAGACCCGCTCCTGCATCTCGAGGTCTAATCCCACGCCAGCCAACCGCTGCTTTTGACCGTCTGTTAGTCCCTTTTTCTGGAAAGCGGCATCCAGAATCTTCTGGGAAATCAGTTTCGCTCCCATCCGGTCAACCACCATGTTCATCATGTGGGCACCCGACAGGTCGCCCGTGGCCCGAACGGCGTACTGCATGTACTGATCGGCCTTGCTCGTTAGCTTGCCTAGCCGGGTGGACTCCGCACCGGAGGCCCCAAAGCCTTCTTCATCGGCTCGGGTCACCACTTGGTTCAACAGCCGGTCGGTCCCGATGTCGGTGACGGCCTCCAGTTCTTTGACCACCTGATCTTCCAGCTCACCATTCTTGGCCCGCGTAAGGATTTTCTTGGTCTCGGGGACGTGGGCCAGGGTTGCCCGGATGCCGCCAGTCGCCATCATGTTGCCGATCTCGGGTAGCTGGGCCAGGCCGAGCTTCTGCAAGAAGGAGACGAATGCGGCGTCTCGCATGAATCGGCTGGTCTTAGCGAAGGTCGATCCGGGGTCCCGCTCCAGGGGAGAACCCGTCGCGGCTCGAAACAGGAAGTCCAGCTTCTGTTCGATCTCGTTCATCTTCTCCCGGGACCGGCCAGCTTCCATGCCTCGATCCTTGATCTCGTTGAGCATGGAGGACCAATCGCTCCTGTTGCGAACGCCGACGTTCTTGGCCAGGGCCGTCCACCCACCCATCGTCCGGGTGTATTGCTCCATGAGCCGTTCGATGTTGTCTTCATAAAGCTCGGAGATGGCCACGTCGCGCTCGTTGCCTTGGCGATCCGTCATTCGCCTAGAGGCGGTTTCGTCCAGCTGGAGCCGACGTTTCAGCCGGCTAGGCTGACCACTGTTCTCCTGGCGTAGTTGGAGCTTGTCCCGTACCGCTGCCGCCTTTTCGGCGCTGATTCCGTTGGAAATTAGGTCACTGTGGAGTTCGTCCAGGTCATCCGTGGGGATGCCGTTGACTGGCGGAGGGTTCTTGTTGTTGGAGTAGTCCGTCAGGTTCTTGATGTAGTAGTGGCTGATCGTGTCGGCCACGTCATCCTCGATGTCAGGCATCTCATTCCGTACGGCGTCCCGGACCAGGCTTTTAAGCTCGTCCTGCCCGAACTCGCCATTTAAGGCCCGAATGGCCTCGTAGTTCGGAACACGGGGCACATAGTTCGGGTTATCCGGCACGTTCCGCGCCGACCCGACGTCCCACTCCTGGGCCATCTTGAAGATTTCCTTGGCCTCGCTGGCTCCCTTTGCGGCTTCCAGAATGTCCTCATCGGTCTCTTCGCCGCTCCGAACGGCCTGAGTCACCCGCCGGGAGAACTCGCCCCGCGTGGCAATCCCGCCTTGAATGCCGTGTTTCTTTTTCCAGTTATCGTAAGCGGGGTCGAACTTCCGGTAGAACTTCCCCAGGTACGCCTTTGAGAGTCGTTCACCTTCCTCCACAGCTGACGTCCTGACGGCCTGGTAGGGGTCTACATAACCCACCGTTTCTTCGTCCATGTAGGACGCCAGAGACCGGACCATGGGATCATCGTCTTGAAGCAGGCGGCCCATGACGTCCCACCGGGTCGGGACCGGCCCCGCGTTGGCCATGGCAGACATAGGAGCGACTTTCTGCGCCTCGGCGCTCTTGTCCCCAACCGCCATGTTCCGCGCTTGGTCAATCTCCGGGGTAATGCCGGGGGCCATCTGGTCGAAGGCGGGATGGCCTTCGGTCATGGCTTCGCCCTCAGCCGTCAGCGGCACGTCGTTCGCCTTCAGTTCCGCCGCCGTTACTCGCTGTTCGGCCAGCTTCAAGGCCCGGCTGTACTCCGAAGCCTCGGTCGGCAAAGCGAAGCCCAGGGGCGCTCCCAGGGCCAGGCCACCGAGTCCAGCCACGGCAATGTCCCAGCTATCGCCGGTCTGCTTGCCAGATTGGGCCATGGTCTCGATGGCCGCCTCCGAGCCGCCGGCAGCGATCCCGGAGCGAACGGCATTGGTCAGCCGGGTGGCCTTCGCGCCGGCAGCTAGAGGTGCAGCGAGAAGGCCAACCGCCATTGCGCCGGGGTCGAAGAAGTTGGCCCCAACCCGGATCGTCGTTCCCCATTCCTCGTTGGCCAACAGTTGGTCATTCTCCACCTCCTGTTTTACCTGATCCCGCAGGAACAGGGCGTGTTGTTCGGAGACGGCGTTGTCCAAGATTTGGCCGTGGTATTGGGCCGGGACTCCCTTGGTCAGTAACTTGTACCGCTCGGAGCCTCCCTCCGGGGGCACATAGGAGGGATCGACCGGGTGACTCTTAGAGGCCGCGAAATCCGTCAGGTTGGAAAGGACGGAATCGTTCTCCATGGCCGCCTCAAAGGCATCCCCGGCGTCGTGCTTGCGGTCCATCCGCTGCCGAAGCTCTTGACGCTCTTGCTCTAGCTTCCGTCGGTCGATCTGGGTCGGCGTATCGACCGGATCGTAGTCCGTTACATCCGGGACCTCGGTCGCGGACTGTTGGCGGAGTTTCTGCCGTCGTTCAGGACTCAGTGGCATCTACGGGTTCTCCTTATTGCAGCCACGAAATGCCGCGTTCGCTGGACTCATAGCTCGACGTCTCGACATCGGGAGTCCAAAAGATTTGCCGGTCTTCCAGGTCAGAGGCCCGCCAGGCTTCCTTTTGCTTACGCTTGAACCGCTTCTTGGCGCGGGCGTCTACCCTCTTTTTGTCCTCGGGCTTCAAGTCGTTATAGCTAAACCCGACAGGGAGTCCCAAGGTATGGACTGTACTGCCTTCGCTGACCGGAACCTGATACTTCTTGTGGTCGATTTCAGAAGCCATCATTTCATCGACCAATTCATTCCGGTACTCCATGGCCCGCTGTTCTTGCTCTTCACGGCGGATGTTGGTCCGGAACTCGAAGTAGGCATCTTCCAGCTCGATGGGATCGCCTCGCCAGACGGGACCCGTTCCGCCGCCGGCCTCATAGACGCCAATCTCTCCGGTGGATTGGGTCTTCCGCGTAGGAGCCACGAAATACTCTTGGCCATCCTCGTAAAGATCACCCAGAAGACGTTTAGTAGGCTCAGGCAGTTCTTGGTCGCCGCCATAGAAGGGGAGCCAGCTGTTGTCCCGGCCGGTCGGGAACAAGGTTTTGACGATCTCGTCGGGATCGTTGACCGTCTCTGACCACACCGCCTTCGGCATGTACCGGTCGCCCACCTTGAGGTGCTGGTTTTTCACCAATTCGGTGGCTCGCTTGATGGCCGCTTTATGGCCGTAGCCCTCGGTAGAGGCAATCATCCGGGCCTTGTCGGTGATTTTCGACCGGAGAGAGCTGCCGTTGGGGATGTCTTCGATGTCTTCCCCGAAACCTTCATCTGAGCTGACCGCTTC